TGTGCCAACAATCGTATTAGCATTACTGCCACCGTTGTTGTCATCATCACTCTTACTGCATGCACTGAATGTGAGCATGCACACCATTAAGCCTAAAAGGCTCCACAAAATTGATTTTTTCATAATAGTTTATTTTACGAGAATTTTAATATTTGAGTTTCCAAATTTTGCGATAATTATTTGATTTGCTGATGTTGCATATGATGCTACACCGTCATATGCAATTGATTTACCAAGAATTTGACCATCTATTGAATAAAAATAGACAACTTCATTAGTATTCAATCCAGACAATGTAACAACACCATCCATGGTAGAAGCTACAATGCCTCTAGTTTCTACTGTGTTTATGTTATTTGTTGCATCAGAATTAGGTAACCAATAGAGTGAAGCGGTAGCAGTTCCTGATTGTAAATAACCATCTGCAGTAGCGTAACATAAAATATCGTATCGTGCAATCAAATCCGTTGTACCTGTAGATTTTTCAGTTTTAACATCTGGACATGAGATAATAGGATGATAAGTTACGTTTGGTGTAGAGCAGGAGTAGTATAGTTTGCCATCAGAATAGGTAATGATAGGTTTATCGCATTGTTTTGCTTCTTCCCCTTCTTCTTCCTCTTCTTCTTTTATATTCCAAAATAGCTTCCATACAGGTGCTTTCTTATATAACTCACTACAACCTTTAGGTACTATCACAATGCTTTTAAGATATGCTAAGTTATTGAATGTATTTTCCTTTTCTTTATAGAAAGAAACAATGTTAGGATTTTTTATCCTAATAGTATCTAACTTATCACAATATTGAAATCCATTAGAAAAATTATCTATATATCTAGTATCTTTTCCGATTACTAAATATTTTAAGGTATTAGGCACATAAATCCTTGAAATAGAATCACATTCATAACTAAGATATTTTGTTGCTTTCGGGCTGATAAAATTATTGTCATTTCCATATAGTAGTGAGTCTATTTTTTTTATATCGTCAAACGGATCTCTTGTACTGTATTTACTTGATAGATGAGTTTTTTCTACACTATATGGGCGTTGAATGCTCAAAAGACTCAGACTATCACAGTCATGGAAGAAACCCAAATATACTGTAGGATATTTTTCATCATTTATAAATGATAGTCCAAATTTTAAAGTAGAACTACTTTTTTGCAGTATAATTTTATGTAGGTTCTTGCAATTGTCGAATGCTCTTGAACCTATATATTCAACACTTGGCGGTATTGTAATTGAAGTTATAGGGGTATTTGAGAAGGCTTCTGATCCAATCTCTTTTACATTTTTTGGTATTTCTATGGCGGATATATTGCTGTAACGGAATGCTCTTGTTCCAATTTTTGTAATTGAATCGTTTAAGATAATCTTTGGGATTTTACAATAACTAAATGAATAGTCATCAATTTCTCTCATCTCGTTTGGAATAATAAGTTGGGGAACACTACAATTGTCGAATGCTTCAGATTGAATTGATGTAATGCTATTTGGTAATGTAAGCAAAGATAATTCAGCATTATAAAAAGCTTTACTAAGGATTGCTGTGACGTGGAATATGTGATTATTATAAGTTACATATTCAGGGATACTAATATCTCCAGAGTAGGGCTTATCTTTGTAATGTTCGCCAGGAAAAGCGACACCTGCAGTTTGTTCTGTTATAGATACAACAGAGTAGTAAATCCCATCAACTTCAAAATCAAAAGCATGGCTACTAATTGAAATAAGCAGCGTTAATAAAGAAAATATAATGCGTTTCATAATTATAAATGTTTAATTCTTTAGAAATGAAATAATAGCTTACAGATTACTTTCAATGTTACTCACACTACTCTCAATATCTTCAATTTTATTTTTCAAATCTATTATTTCCTTTTTTAGATCATCGAAATTAGGAAGAAAAGTAATGACCTTGTGGCATGAATTACACACAATAGCGTCGACTTTGACACCATTGATTTCTTTAATTTCAACAGAAATTGCTTGGGTAGAGTTACCGCAATAGGGACATGCTGTATATTCCATAAATAAATAGTGTATTACTGTTCCTCAGAAGTAGATTATTGTTTGTTTTGGCTATATAAGCGAAAAAAGCGTGAGGACTATCGACACGCTATTATACTGAGGCTCTGGACTGCCCAATAGAGAATAGATGCGACAGCCTCACGCCATAAGATATATTTTCCCCATCTTGACGACAGGGTACAATAATCCTAGACGTGAGTGTTATCGTCATTATCTTCTCTATTTGAAATTGTCCAGATTTCAGTATTGAGATAACGGTCAAACGCTCTTCGTAAAACAGAGTCTTCATTGCTCATGCTCACAGCATTTGCTCCAACTCTACTGCAAAATTACAAAAAATATATTATTCAAGCTCGCTTTGACCTAAAAAAATGAACTTTAGAGGTTCGTTATCTTTCTGTTAAGGCTAACAGTGACATTTTAACAAAAGGGTAAATAAAAAAGATATTTTGATAAAAATGTCATGCTTATAAGCTGAACTCTTTCTTGATTCGTTGAACAGTACTAATTCCTTTACCTGTTAGTTTGGCGATGTTCCTGATGGCATAGCCTTTCTTTAGGTAGGATATAATATCTTTGTATTCATCACGTTTCTGTTCAGTTGATTTACAGGAACCAACCTTCCTGCCAAGTTTACCACCTTTTTCTATATATAGCTTTCTACCGCTATTTAAACGAAATTTGATATTGTCTCTTTCAAGTTGTGCACAGGTGGAGAGCGTTGCGATCATGATAGGAGCAAATAGAGTAGGTTTCCCTTCTTTATCAAGCAAAGTGAGTTGTTCTTTTTGCATATAAAGGTTGATGCCATGGTCAATAAGTAGCTTGACAGTTGCTAAGACTTCAAAGGCATTTCTACCTAATCGTGACAATTCACTTACGAGCAGATATGACACCTTATTATATATGCAATAATCAATAGCTTGTAATAACTCAGGTCTTTCTACATTCTTCTTTGCTCCTGAAATGTGTTCCTGGAATATCTCAGAAATCTGTAGATTCTGATATTCTGCATATTTCGTAAGATCAGAAATCTGCCTTTCCGTGCTCTGTCTGTCGCCTACACTGGAGACACGAGCATAAATAACAGCTGTTGTATTCATTTTAATCAAAGAATTTATTGGTTATGAAAAAAGGTGTGCCCAAATAACTGTTACAGATTTATTTGAACACACCCATTATTTGAACACTAAAGTTTGTGGGACTCCTTGTAGCTATAGTAGTTACCATCTGTAATGATAAGATGATCAACCAAATGTACTCTCATGAGTTTGCAGGCTTTGTGAATAGAGTCTGTGAGCATATCATCCTGTCTGCTAGGATTCGGATTATTGGAAGGGTGGTTATGTGCAAAAGCTATGGCTGTAGCATTATTCAAAACTGCATGCTTCATGATAAGCCTTATATCTACAGCTGTCTCTGTTATCCCACCATGTGATAATCGTATAGCCTTTATAAGGCTGAGATTCTGGTTTAGCAGAAGTACCCAACTTTCCTCTTCCTCTAAATAACCGATTCTTGGTAGCATGAAATTATAGATAGTTTCAGCATTACCAAACTTTTTCGCATCGTCAGGTTGTTCCATCTGAAATCTCTTAGCCAATTCTATGGTTGCCTTTATTGATATTGCCTTATTCTTACCAATTCCAGTGATGTTTGTAAGTTCGTCTATCCTCATGGCGAGAATATTCTTTAGTTTACCTCCACAACGGTTTAGAATTTGCCTTGCTTGATAGCAGGCATTTCCTGGCTCTCCACCAATTATAAGACTGAGTATTTCACTATCAGTCATGTTAGCTATTTCCGTATTTACGAATTTGTAGCTAGGTCTATCTTCCATTAACAAATAATCTTTCATAGTCTATAAAAAAATAAAGGGAGTACCCCATGAAGAGTACTCCCAAGTGTTAGTCTGTCCAGATAAGATCTAACATGATTATGTCTACTTAACACCTAGGCTGAGATATTTGGAGATTTGATTGATATCTTCTCCGCAACCATAGTGTTGTCCAAGCTCACGAATTACTGACTGTCGCACGTTTCTTAATGCGAGTTTTACTGTAGAAGTAGATGCACCTAGGCATAACTCCATGAAATTTTTCGTTTGTGTACTCATTATTTTAGTTAGTTTAAAACCATAATAAAAGGGACACCCACAGTAAAGTGAATGCCCCTCCCCCAAAAAATCAACAACCTTTCAACCGAGGAACCATGAATATTTGGCACCTGCGTTATGAAGAGCATTGTTTATTCCAACAGCTATTTCTGATGCGTTTTCTGCACGCTGAAGATAACTGTCAATATAGCTTGATTTGTTGGCTTCCGTAAGCAGGTTGTGGAAGTCAAACATAGAAATCTGATCGTTCTTGGCACCAAAATGCTCATTGGTATAATAGCCTCTACAGACATTGTTAATCTGTGAGTCAGTGATAAGCATCTTTGGGACAGATCTGCTGTAGTTTACAGGTAGAGCTTGGTACAGTCTCATGCGTCCAACAATCTGAGCAAACTGAGTTTCACTAAGATATGTGTTTGAAAGCGTTTGCAAAAGGTGGATATCCTTTGCAGGGTTAAAACTGTGGAACAACTCCATGACCTTTTGGTATAGATCGTGAAGGCTGGTCACTTCCATTTGAAGCTTTACACCATCGCCTGTCAACACCTGATTAGAACAGATGTTTACTCTCCAACCAATGAAGACTGAAAACTTCTCAACACCTCGTGATGTACGATAAAGGTTGAGGTCGCTATAATTGCGAACACCACCGATGCAGAGCTCCAGTTTCTCTCCCTGTACAGTCTCGTAGATTGTAGGGACAGTAAAAGCAAAAGCCAGTCTCTGATAGAATTGAGTCTTCTCGCTTTCAAGAAGTTCCGAGGCTTTCTTGTGAAGAGCAGATGGAATGCGTCCTCTAACGATATGGGAAACACGGATGTCAGGACAGTTGACAGTCTCACCATCGAAGAAGGTTTGGGCTGCATCGTAAACTGTATTGATGAAGTCCTGGTGGGCAATCGTTAATTCCTGGTTTGCCCATGTTGGCACAACACATGTACTAGCAAGATCTTCCATGCTGATAGAGTCCGTGTTCGCTTCGAGGAAATTTACCTTGGCAACTGTGCTTGTTTGAGGACTATCAACCTCAACGAAATCGATATATTCAGCATCGCTGAAATCGATATGCGGTTGATTTGCTACCGCAGGAGCATTAATAATTACATTCTCCATAACTAAAGAATTTAAAGGGTTATTGAATTTGAGTGGAAATCGGGTTGCTTAATAACCCGTGGTAAAAGTAATCTCTTACCAAGTTGACATCCGCTGCTAACATTTACACTATGTTCGAATATATTTATTCTGTTAATATGTTCGAGAATGATTAATGTCATATTTTCCCAAGAACTTATGGCAGGGGGGGGATATCAGATAGGTACACTCGTGTATGGAGAATTTTGGATATTTTTTTATCCTGCAAAAATCGACAGTTTCGGACATTATGCAGGCATCGTAATTTTTACAGTGAGAATGTATTCTTGATTGTATGGTGTTATAATCATTCCTAGAATTGAAATCATGAAAAGTCGACAAAATAAAAAATCGGGTGAAGATAGATTTCCTCCCGATTTCCTGCGTTTTTTGATTGCATAGATGATAGAATAGTCTACATCTTCGCAACGAACTTATTTCTAATTAGTCGATATCCTCTTTGCCCATTTTTCCTTTCAGGGCATGCATCGAAGTACTCTTGTATAGTAGTGGCTGTAATTCTCTTTTTGGATGGAATATTTAACTTTTCAAATGCTTGTATCAGTTCTTTTTTAATGTGTTTGCATGAGTACCAAGAACCTTGATGAAAAGTGTTATTGATTAGCAATATTAAATCATTACCACGGGTTTTTTCATTGTGTTCTTTGATGATTATAGCTTCCTTTATTTTTGTTGTAGAATAGCCAAATTCTTCTACTTTATCTTTTCCTAGTTTATAGTAGCCTTTTACCAGCCATGGCTCTTGATTGTAAAGTACTCTTTGCATTTCTCGGTCAGCCTCAGTTTGGCAGTCACCTAATATATCCAACATATTAATTATTCTTTTCTTCATATCTTTGATATTCTGTTTGTTACTTGTAATGCTAAGCATTTTTAAATCACCAATCTTATATGTGATTGTATTAACATTTGTCCTAAAATATCCACATTCCATGTATGCTGATTGCAGAGAGTCATAAGAGCAATAATAATTCTTTACTAATTCGCCAATAATATAATTATCCACCAAATATGGATTTTCATTACCATAATCGTCAAGATATCTGTTATAGGGAAGAACGTCTAAAGCTGCTTGATAAGCTTCTCTTAGTGTTTTCTCATTATTATCTCTAAAAGTTTTAAATTGCATGTAAATATCTTTGTCGCACTGAAACCTGTATTTTATCTCATTTAAACTCTTCATCGGGATTCTCTTATCTACATTTGAAATGTGAAAGACATCGCTTACACCATTTCTAAATCTTCCAATTATTTGTACAGTGTCCATGTATGGATCAAACATTGTATATTGGGCAGCAAAAACATCTGTAACTAAGATGACAATAGGTCTAACATCTAGTTCTATATCGACAGCTGAGAAAAATCTGCTAGTCATGAAATTTATTTTTTTCATCTTTTTAATATCCCAATCCTTTGAATAATGAGAAAATTTCTGAATTTCAAGTTTCTCTGTACTTTTGCCAGAACAGAAAACAGCAGAATCGTTCATGATAGATAGTTGTTCCATTAGTGAGTATATCATCTTGGTATAGTTTACAAAAATAAAGATGGGAATGCCTTTTTCCCAAAGTGAAGGTAATAGTTCCCTTAATCTTTGTAGCACATTATTGGTTGTGCAAAGATATATATCACGTTTGTAATCATAATCAGGTTCTATTTCGATAAGTGTAAAATCGTGGAATCTTTTATCCTCAAACACCTTAGGAGGGGTTGCTGAGACTACAGCTTTGTTTTTGCAGGCAAAGAAAAAGTTCATGGGTAAGGTAATATAGCTTCTATAATCTACGTCTCCTGATATTTTTTGACATTCGTCAAACAAGACGAAAAAGTCATCAGCTTTTATATCAAGACCATAGTCCTCAAAGGCATTTTTTACTTTCATAAAACTTTCAGGAGTTGTAAGAATTTTCATCCTTTTCTTTTTGTTTACACTGGTTTGAATATAACTAATGATTTTATCTTTATTTACACCTTCCACAACACCCAGTAAATTATCTCCTTTATGTTTTGGATCTTTACATTTTCCGGTAATTACGGGTCTATTAGGTTCTATAATAATGCTGTTTCGGTCAGCTTTTATCTCACAATAGGTTGCACCACATCCTGTAACAGTTTTATTTAGAATCGTGTTTGAAGGAATGATAGGTAGCACCTCCATGAGGTGCTGACCTTTCTTAATAGTTATTGTCTTCTTGGCAATCATATTATTTGCTGTTTGTTTATAAAATAGAGAAAATTTTCTTCAGTCCGAGGTAAAAAGAAATGTATCTTCCCTCTAAACATCGGAATAATTCCTGCAATCGAGTTTCTGTATTCTCGTGAAAAAGGAACATATTGTATGTTCGCGTTGCTTTCGACAAAACCTTTAACCAACCAAGTAGGAAAGTTTGTTCCTGCCTGATGTACTAAAATGTCCATTGGATTTTCATCAAAATCATAGTATTTCCCTGTTTCCATGTATTTGATAACTCCGTTAAGGGAGTTATCATTTACATAGTATTTGAATTTTGCCACTCTGGGAGATTGAATCTCAAGATAAGCATGCCCATATTGATCTGATTTACCGCTGATGGTAAGAATATCACCTCGTTTCATCATCGCTAGAAGTTGTTCATATGCCTTGAGGTTATCATAGTTCGTGAACTTTTTGACACTCTCGTTAGCATGAATTATTAAAGGTTTAAGCATTTTGCGGTTCCTCCTTACTCTGGCTTGTAAGTGTTAGAGTTTTTACATCATATGGTAATCCTGCTTTTTTTAACGCACTTAATAATCTCACATTTTTAGGTAGACAGAAACTCACCTTTAGATTCCTATTTAACGAGAAATCAAAACAAATGAATTCTTGACCATTGCCATTTATCCAATTAGGCTTTTTTTCACCATTGCAGTCATTTGTTAGAAAGTCTTTGAAAAGATAGCTTCTGTCATCTTTGGTAATTACCTCTCCTAAATTGCCAGAGTTTAGATAATTCATTAAATTTTCGGTACTATCGCTTTGCATGAAGTCAATTGCAGCCTGGATTAGTTCTTGACTAGCAGGAGTCTTAAATCGAATGACATTCCTTTTGTCATAATAGAAAGTGACTACAATAGATAATTGCTTATCTACGTTATTGTACTTGAATTGTAAAACAGCGAAAGGTGGTTTCCTACTGCTAAACTCAGTAATCATATTCTCGATTGCCTCGACATCAATTACCTTTTCATTGTTTAAATTTTTCTTAAAGTTAATCATAATTAGATAATTTAAGAATTTATAAATAAATTTTGTGAGGTATCAAGAATGATTGTGCACCATCATCTTGGTCTCGAGTGCAAAGGTAAACCAAGAAAACAGGATAAAGAAGGAAAAATATGATAAGGGCTTTCGGGAAAAAATAACAATGGTCTTTTCCCGAAAACGTATGTGTTTGATTAACAGTCTATTACATAAAAATAGAGTGAATTGGTCACATTAGGCTCAATTTGGCATTTTTTGATAGTGTCAGAAATATGCTTGCCAACATTGAATGGGACAGCAAGCATCTCTTTGCCATCTATAGTGACCTTTTCGTATTGCTTTAGCTCGAAAGGCTTGCAGGAACCTATGGGCTTAGGTTTGTATCCTAACCAGTATTCTCTCTCAAAACAGAGTTCAGCCAGGTACAGAAAGTGACCTATAAAACTGACTTTACTTGGAACGTTCTGAGGTAATTTTACGTCAAGAAAGTATTTCATCATGGTGGTGAAAAACTTCATTCTTGCGATTCTGTATTTTTTAATGTCCCTAGTAGTTTTTTTTCTAACCACACAATCCAGCAAACTATCATCCATGGTAATAATAGATGTCATCGCCTTTTTTAATGACTCAATAAACAGATGGTTCTTAGTCTGAAATTTATGGTTGTTAGTTTTGATCTCAATCGAGTTAGTAGTTTGTAGGTCTGCTAATATATCATTTGCGAGTTCTCTAGGAGACTTTTCTTCAAAAGTGTTTATTTGTGAGAATGACAGATTAGTATAATCAGTAATAAAAAGAAAGAGAAAATAAAATTTCTTATAGTCTAAGCCATATTTCGTAAGAGTTTTGCGTATATGAGATGCTGCTAAGTAACTTTTTAGTTTTGATTTGTACTTAGTAAATAACTTAGGATATTGTTTTGTGAAGAGTTCTATAGCAGTGCTTTCTGCCATTTCATCCAAGTCTGGATCTTCGACCCAATGATCTCTACAGAATTGTCTGGCAACAATTGCGATGTATTCAAATTTATCTGGAGTAGTGCTGTTCATGGGTGCAAAGATAACAAAAAAACTTCACTTGGTATTCGCACCAAGTGAAGTTTCGTCTTATTACCATTTTTTTAGAAAAAGTAGTTTTATAGTCTCTTTTCTAATAATGTCACTCTTCCTATCTATTTTAATCGTAAATATCGTATATTTTGTCCATTTGTTCGGTAATGCACTTGTCAACTAGCTTGGCATAATGTGAAGTCATTCTTGTATTCGTGTGTCCGAGCATCTTTGCTACAACTTCGATAGAGATATTGTTGGCAAGAGTTACAGTGCTGGCAAAGGTGTGCCGTGACGTATGAAATGTGATATGTTTGTCTATATTGCAGAGCAGAGCTATATCCTTTAGATTCTTGTTTATATCTGATGGGTCTTGAATTGGAATGAGATGCTTGCTTCCTTTGTATTTCTCTAGGATAAGTTTGGCAATGGGGAGGAGTGGGATAGTGGAAAGTACACCTGTCTTGACTCTTCGCTTCTTGATCCAAATGCGCCCTTCCTCATCCTTGATGAAGTGCTGAGGTTCCAGAGTCTTGATATCGATATAGCTTAAACCTGTAAAGCAGCCAAACAGGAAAAAATCACGTGTTTTCTCGAATCTCGGAATAGGTGTATCAAAGTTGATTATCTTACGAAGTTCGTTATCATCGAGGAAGTCAATTTCAACAGGTTCACGTTCTAGCTTATAGGTCCTGACATAATCGTATTTCAGATAGTTGTTAGCTACAGCCAGATTTATCATAGCCTTGACGAATTTCAAATGCTTTGTAGTGGTGTTTTGTGCCATATTCTTGTCTGTTAAGAGGAAAGTATGAAATCCTTTCATAAAGGCGATATTTATCTCTTGGAGCAGAAGATCCTCACGTTTGTAATGTGCTTTTATATATTCTTTTATTAGGTGCTCACTATGTTCAAACGTATAGTAGGTAGAAGCAGCTACTCCATTACCTATAAGTTTCTTTTTTTCTTGGTTATGTTCATTGATGATTTGCATGATAGTCCTGTCTTTTAGACTGTCCACTTTATTGAGTACAGCATCTTTCAAAATATGTACAGTAACCATATAACCACGTTTCATTAACTCGATCTCCTTTTCATAAATTCGGTTTCTGAATTCTACGAGGAAATCGTTTATCAAATTAGCTTCATGGCTATTACCCTTTACCTTTTGTTTCTGTTTATTCCAGTCGCTAGGCTTTGCGAATTTACCTGTACTGAAATAGATTCTTTCATTGTTGATAGAAATAGAAACTTCGATAGGGGATAATCCCTTCTTGTTCTTCTTACTTTCTCTTAGGGAGAAATAGACCATGGTACAATGATTCTCCATTGCTCAAATGATTTAAGTTTTGAGAACCTACTGTAAACTAGATATTTACGGGAATTTTGCAGCCCGATTTGGGCATTTCTTAAAATGGGCTGCAATGGGCTGCAAAAAATGCTGAATTTTCACTTTACAGGAACGAAAATAGGTTTTAAGGCTAGCATGCCTTTGTGCCTATAATTTGCTCTTTGGGTAGCTCAAACTTCGAATTTATGAAGGAGTATGTTTTCATATTATATCAAGAAAGAGTGACCTTATATTTACTGAAAATTCAGAAACATAATAAAAATAAAAATCCCTGTAACTCATTGAGCTACAGGGAATATATATTGAACTAAATAATAATCTACCAGATTACTTCTTGTTCAAAGCCAAGTCTACAGCTACAGCGATAGAAACAGTAGCACCCACCATAGGGTTGTTACCGATACCCAAGAAGCCCATCATCTCTACGTGAGCAGGAACTGATGATGAACCTGCGAACTGAGCATCAGAGTGCATACGACCCATAGTATCAGTCAGACATTTGGCTATTCTATATTTACCCTAACTCAAATTGAGTTAACTCGTTAAATTTCAAAAGTTTATGCGAGGTTCTTGTTAATAATGTTAATGAACACTTTGCAATAGGGCTGCAACTATGGCAGAAAAGTCGCTTGACCTATGCTTAATCATAGGGAGTGTAGACTCCACCATGATTCTTTGCAAAGGTACTAATTTTATTTTGAAATGGGTATTATTATCTTTGTTTTTTACTGAAGTTCAACACCATCTATTCTTTTACCGTTCTGAGGTATCTTGCACTTTTTAGTAGTAAAACCAAATTTTAGGATATCTGTACCTTTGGCATTTTTATGATAATTGTATTTGCTGTATAATCTGTGTATTGTGGCTTTTAGCTCTTTGTTACTTACTCGCGTGCCATGTTGGTAGATCTGATATAATTCTTTTTTTATGTTTTGTAGTTTTGTAGTTTCATCCATCACATTGTATATGTATATTTATGTTTTGTTTCTTTTTCAGGAACTTTTCCAGCTAAGACCTTGCAGAAGTAGTTCAGGTCAACATCTTTAGGAAGTTTTTTAAGCCTATCACGGAAGTTATTCTTAAAAGATTCAGGATCAGAACAGTATTTGGTAAATAGTATTAATAAGGCTTTATTGTTTCTTTCTGGTGGAGCAATGTTCTGTTCCATGCAGAATTTGTAGATGTTTTTATATAATTTGTTATAGTTAACATTATCCCAATAATATAAAAGAAAGTTCTCATTAGTAATGATCATCTTTTTCCCAATGTTCCTTAGATATCCTTTCTTGATAAGGTTATCAAGTTCCTTGCTATTCTTGCCAATTCCCAGTTTCGTTTTGATATCTGTTTTAGTTTCATTATATTCGATATGATTTGTCCCTTTATTGCACATGGCTTTGAATTTCAGCATGAGATTCTTTTCCTTACAAGATAAATTTGGGTCATTCAGAAAGCCAGGCAGGACAATAAAGTAATCTTTATTTAATTCAGGAAAATGATAAACATTATAAGGATGTTCGCCTGTCCTAATTCGATCAACCCTGTCAAAATATTGTTCGTTGCGTAGGGTGTTTACATAAGTCCATATCTGCTTTTCAGACATGTTCATCTTTTCGGCTATTTCTGCCTCAGGCATGCTAGCTTTTCTAGTATTATTCTTTATCTCATTTTTAATATAAGCATAGACCAATGCTTCTTTATTCTTTAATTCTGTTATTCTCGTGGGAATCTTTATATAATTGCTCATCGATAGCTGATGTATTGTTGTCAATAAATATAAGATCTTCTGGATATGTGTGAACTAATCTGTTGAACATTGCATGTCCCAAAATTAATTTGGCTTCAAGTCGATTTCTAAAAATCGTGTTTGTTGGCTTATAGAGTATCATTTCTTGTAGTTAATTGAAAACGAAGGATATTTCGTGAAGTCGATTCCATCGACTTTTCTGATAGTATTAATGATATATATTATATTAGGTCCGTAGTCTCAGGGAGACTCAACGGTAATCCAAGGGAAAACTACCCGTAATCTGAGGGATTTTCATCTATGCTACCATATGAGTTTGAAATATTCTTTTCTACGATATTCTATGGATATTCCTATATATGATAATTTTGTCCTGAGCAATCTAATTTTGAAATATCTGAAATGTTATCAAGTTGCAATGTGCTTTGTGCTTGAGTTTTATCTGAGTTTTTAATCATCTTGATAAGTTCTTTGGAAACAAGTTGCTTTGTTCCTTTCTAAGTGTTACTAGTTTTACGTTTTACGAGTTTCATATTGGTTGAGAAAATTTAATTAGTATATGTCATTTCTAATCTCATGAGCTTTTAAAAAATCGACAGTAGAAATCAAAAAATAGGTGCCATGGCTGACACCTGTAAGCGGATTTTTAAATTTTGTAATTAGCTAAACTCTATATAGCCAAAATAGTGACAAAAAATGATAATTCCAAAAATTTTTCGACATTTCTGATATAGAGACATTATGGTGTGTTTTACTTCTCTAGTGGGTTGTCATGGAGTGCTGATATATAAAAATAGCGTAAGGATTGGCTCCTTACGCTATTAATAATCTATTTTCTAGTCCATGTAGTCCCACTACCTTCAGATGTGATGAGTTTGTTGCCTTCAATCTTAAATGTCCATGTCAACGGATCTTTATGTTTATCATCGATTTCTGAATCCCACCAAATAGAGAGAGCATCGTTAATAGCTGTGTAAGTACCTTTGTCAGTATAGACCTTACCGCTTGTTCCTTTTTGGTAATAAGTACAGGTTCCATCAGCCTTAAAAGTCAACTCGATGTAATGACCATCATCTTCGGTTAAGTACCATGTGCCAACAATCGTATTAGCATTACTGCCACCGTTGTTGTCATCATCACTCTTACTGCATGCACTGAATGTGAGCATGCACACCATTAAGCCTAAAAGGCTCCACAAAATTGATTTTTTCATTTTTACGTTATAGTTTATTTTTTATTTTTTTCCTGCTTTCTTGGCAGATTTTTTGTATTCTTTCTGGCAGTCCTTAAGAAAATCAGACATTTCCTCAGAGAAATTTTCAAAAAGCGTAAGGATTGGCTCCTTACGCTATTAATAATCTATTTCCTTGTGTAATAAGTTCCACCTTTAACAGAAATATATAATTTGTTGCCACTTACACTGTAAGTCCATGTTAGAGGCTCAGTATGTTTATCATCGATTTCTGAATCCCACCAAACTGACAGTGCATCGTTAATAGCAGTGTACTTTCCTGTGTCCGTAAAAACTTTTCCGCTTGTTCCTTTTTCGTAATCAGTACAGGTTCCATCAGCCTTAAAAGTCAACTCGATGTAACGACCGTCTTTGTCAGTTAAGTACCATGTGCCAACAATCGTATTAGCATTACTGCCACCGTTGTTGTCATCATCACTCTTACTGCATGCACTGAATGTGAGCATGCACACCATTAAGCCTAAAAGGCTCC